GTGTGTTGTAAAAAAGAGACAGGAGTGGTAAGGCTTAGAACATGGCGAGGATAGAAAGAGTCCTGAATTATGATGCGGCCGTGCAAGCTGCCGCCGAAGGCAGGTCAAATCGTCAAATCGCATTGGCGATGGGTTGTGAAACATACGTCCTGTATCATGAGCTAAAAAGGAATCCTGATTTCAATAACCGGGTAAAGGAGGCCCGGGCTTTTGGTCTCTCACTCCACGCTGACAAGCTCCTGAATCTCCACGAACATTACCCAGATGCCGACCCTCCAATGCTCCGAATCATCTCGGACAACATCAAATGGGTCGCTTCCCATCTCTCCCCAGACTTCAGAACAACCTCAGTTATTGAAGTGAAACACGCCAACGTTAAGGATGCGCTCCAAGAAGCGAAGAGTCGAGTCATCGATATCACTCCCAAGCCAAAGCAGATCACAAACCCGCTCGATTGATAAATAAGGGATTTCTCCCTGTTATGTATCGATCACTAGTTATCAACAGGCATAGCACATGTAAATGCTTGTTATCCTTCACTTGTCTGATAAGATCCATTATGTTAACTACCAGCAAGAAGGATGCCACACATACGAAAGCAAGAGCCATGCCAACGCCACCCAATCCAAGAAATCGATCGAAGGGGGGAGCACCCCGGGGGGTAGGGGGGCCTTTCGGTCGGCTCGTGTCTCGTTACGGGACCCTTGCACACACTCGACCACTATTCCCAAAATTTTTTGAAAATTTTTTTAACTCGACGAACTGTTGCAAAAATCACACACCTGTTGCAAAAATCGCACACCTGTCTCATAAATCACACATCTGTTGCATAAATCACACAGGTGTTGCATAAATCACACACGACATGTCAATAAGTACCACATAAGGGTATTTTCACCTCATGAAGTATTCAGGCGAAGAAGAACAAGCCCTCATGACTGAATTGTGGGACCCGCAAATAGCGGATGATCTCGAAAAATTCGTGCTCTTTGCCTACCCGTGGGGGAAGCCGAACACGCCGCTCTGCAACATGAAAGGCCCTCGATCGTGGCAGCGCGACGATTTGCAAGCGATCACGGAGCACATCAAGAATCAGAAGGGGAACATCTTACTCGGCAACGACCCCACGATGTGGCGCGAAGCGACGGCCTCCGGCCGCGGCGTCGGGAAGTCGGCGAAGATTTCGTGGTTGGTGGATTGGATGATGACCACCAGACTAGGATCAACGTGTATCGTCACGGCGAACACCGAGCCGCAGTTAAAAACGCGCACGTTCGCGGAGATCGGGAAGTGGACTACCCTTCTGATCAACAGTCATTGGTTTGAATCAACGGTCTTGTCGGTGCGTCCAGCGGAATGGTTTAAAAAACTCCTTGCGGATCAACTCTCGATTGATTGTGGGTATTACTACGCACAAGGCCAATTATGGTCAGAAGAAAACCCGGACGCCTTTGCCGGTGTCCACAACCCCTACGGCGTGATGGTGATTTATGACGAAGCCTCCGGCATCCCTGTACCGATCTTTAACGTTACGGAAGGTTTCTTTACTGAGCCGGTGCTTGATCGCTATTGGGTCGTGGCTTCTAACCCGCGGCGTAACTCGGGCGGGTTTTTCGAGTGTTTCAACAATCACCGTGCGTACTGGAGGCTTCGACAACTCGATTCGCGCACTGTCGAAGGCACTGACACAGCCCTCTTTAACCGGATGGTTGAACAGTACGGAATTGATTCTGACACTGTACGTGTTGAAGTCCTCGGACAATTCCCCGCTCAAGGCAACAAGCAGTTCATCTCCAACACCCTTGTCTCCGGAGCCCAGGCCAGAACCTTAGAAAAAGACCCTTACGCCCCATTGGTGATGGGGGTTGACATTGCGCGGTACGGTGATGACTCCACGGTATTTCGCTTTCGGCAAGGCCGCGATGCGCGGTCCATCGCGCCGGTGCGCTTTAAAAATCGTGACAACATGTACGTGGCGAATGAGATCGCGCGCTGGATCGACACCGTAAACCCCGATGCCGTGAACATTGATGCGGGGAATGGAACAGGCGTCATCGATCGCCTACGCGAACGCAAGTATAAGGTGCATGAAGTCTGGTTCGGCTCCGATGCGGAATCTCCCGAGTGGGCCAATAAGCGCACGGAGATGTGGGCGAAGATGCGCGACTGGTTAGGGGGCGGGATCATCGACGGCGACCCGAGACTGTTCGGGGATCTGACCTCTCCGGAGTACGATTATTTTGGCAAAGCGAAGGACAAAATCATGCTCGAATCAAAAGAATCGCTCAAGGCGAAGGGCTTTCGATCGCCGGATGATGGAGACGCCTTGGCCCTCACGTTTGCCACTCGGGTGGCGCGCCGGGATATTCGGGCGTCGACGGCGAGCCGTGCGCGGATCGCGAAGGATGTTGACTATCCGCTATGCTCATGAGATATCCCACGTAACACTTTGTGAGGCGCGACGATGGGTGGTGGACCGGTGTTTCGATCCCTTGCGGCGCTTGGCACGCTCGGGTTGTCTGAAGCGGCACAAAAGAAGCCGTTTCAGGATCTAGGCAATGACAACCCGGTGAATGCGTCAGCCGGCGGGCCGTTGCGGTTCATCCCTGGCGGTGCGCAAATCGCGGCGGTGATGGGAATGGGAACCGAGGCGATGACGCCGACGCCCCCCGCACTCCATACCATGCCGGTCTTAGGATCTGACAACGGGAACGCGAACGACGCACAAAAGAAGCTCGACGCCGCGGCGGAAACGGAACGGCAGCGCGCCGCTCGGGGCCGTATGTCAACCCTCTTATCCAGCCCAGATGATGCGCCCGTCACAAAATCACGAAAATTTCTAGGAGGATATTAAGTGGAAAACCAACACCGTGAAATCAAAGGGTATCGGGAATTATCCGCGGATGAGATCGCCGCGATGAATGAAGTCAAGCAGAAGGGCGCAGAACTCGGGGCCTTGGTCGAAAAGCTCCGGGGGAGTAAAGATCTCGATCAACGATGGGTCTCGATCGGGGCTACGGATCTTCAAACGGGACTAATGGCGTTGACGCGGGCTATCGCGAAACCGACGTTTTTTGTGTTCGCGCTGTGCATCCTCGCGGCCTGTGCGCCGCACAGTGAAATGATCCAGCACGGGAATGAAAAGATCCTGTTCACCCAAACGCAAAACGTGTGGGCGGATAACGTGTTACTGACGACCCCCTGCAAGCCGCTCCTGCGCAATGGGGCGTGTGATCCGGACGGGCCGACGCAAATGACCACGGCGACGGGCAAGGGCGCCGGAGTGGTGGGCGGGGTTGGGGGCGGGGTCGTCTCGGCGTTGATTATTCGCGATGGGCTGGTGAAGGGGAAACCGAAGGTCAACAACTCGAACACCACGAACGAACAGTTCTCAACGAAATACTATCAAAAGTAATGCTCCACGAAGACGACGGCAAAGATCGGGCGCAAGCGATCGCCAAACGATGGGACACCGCGGGTAACGCGCGGGGGTCCCTCGATTCGTTGTGTGAAGAGATCGCGCGCCGGATCCTCCCCAATTACGCCGGCTCGTTTTCGAGCGGGGGGCACTCGCTCAACACTCCGGTCAAGAATCGCACGGAAGAGATGTATGACGCGACGGGCGCCCTTGCCTTGACGCGATTTGCGGCGGCGATGGAGTCGATGTTGACGCCGCGGAATTCTCAATGGCATAGTCTCCAGCCGTCTGATCCGACGCTCAAGAAACGTCGAAACGTCCAGTTGTGGTTCGACGAACTCACCCAAAGTCTCTTTAAGTATCGCTACGCACCCGCAGCCAACTTTGCGAGTCAGCAACATGAAAACTACATGGCGCTCGGCGCGTTCGGCACGGGTGCGACGTTCATTGATAAGTTACAGCCCCGGTATGGTCGCGGGCTCCGGTATCGCGCGATTCACTTGGGAGAAGTGCGATTTTGTGAAAATCACCAAGGAATTATCGACACCGTGATCCGCCGATTTCCTCTCACCGCTCGTCAAGCCGCGCAAAAGTTCGGGGCGGCGAAACTCCCTGAAAAGATTCGCACCGCGGCGACGGACATGAAGAAGTACGACAATTCGTTTCAGTTCATCCACTACGTGACGCCGCGCGAAGACTACAACCCGAATCGCCTCGATTCGTCTGGGCAACCGTACCGATCTGAGTATGTTTCGGTTGAAGGCCCGGCGCACTTACTGGACGAAGGATACGCGAGTTTTCCCTATGCCATCTCCCGTTACGTCATTGCGCCCGGCGAAGTGTATGGACGATCCCCTGCGATGTTGGTTCTTCCATCATTAAAGGTGCTCAATGAAGAAAAGAAAACGGTGCTTAAGCAGGGCCATCGTGTGGTGGATCCTGTTCTCTTGGCCCATGATGATGGGGTTCTTGATAATTTCTCAATGCGCGCGGGCGCGCTAAACTACGGCGGGGTCAACGCTGAAGGTCGCGCGCTGGTGCAAGTGTTGCCGACCGGTAACATCATGATCGGCAAAGAACTGATGGATGATGAACGCCTCGTGATCAACGATGCGTTTCTTGTCACCTTGTTTCAAATTCTCACCGAAACGCCGGAGATGACGGCCACGGAAGTGATCGAGCGCACGCGGGAAAAAGGCGCGTTGCTCTCCCCCACCATGGGGCGGCAACAGTCGGAATCCCTCGGCCCGATGATCGAGCGCGAAGTTGATTTGTTGATGCAGCAGGGGCTTGTCTCGCCGATGCCGGATATCTTGCGGCAAGCGGCCGGCCAATATGTGGTGGAATATGATTCGCCCCTCTCTCGCGCGCAAAAGGCAGAAGGAATTTCAGGATTCTTTCGGCTCGTTGATTGGTCGCAGAACTATGTGAATGTGACGGGTGATAAGCGCCCATTGGATTGGCTAGATTGGGATACGGCGATGCCCGAGATTGCACAAGGGCAAGCCGTCCCAACCCGATGGATTAAAACATTCGATGCGGTGATGCAAATGAGGCAAGCGCAACAACAGGCCGCACAACAACAACAGATGGTCGACGCGGCGCCGGCGCTTGCCTCTCTTGCCAAACCCATGATGCAAGGCGCCAAGTGAATCTTTCCCAGGTCTTAGAACGGGCGAAACAATTCCTCACGTTTCGCAAACTCGCCTATACGCGCACGTTTGATCTCGAAAACCGCGATGATCGGATGGTACTGGAAGACCTCGCGAAATTTTGCCGGGCGCATGAGTCAACATTTCACGCTGAAGAACGGATATCCGGCCGACTGGATGGGCGGCGTGAAGTGTGGTTACGGATTCAACAACATTTGCAGCTTTCAGAGGATGCGCTCTGGAAGCTCTATCACAAGGGGGAATGACGTATGTTTAACGTTCGCACAGGTTTGTATCAGGCACCGGATGGGGCTCCGGCGGGCTCGGGCGCTACCCCTGGATCCGCCGCAGCGACCGCGCCAGCGGGTGATGGAGGCGCCGCAGCTTCCTCACCCGCTGCCAGCGGGACGGGACAGGGGGCGGGTCAAGCGGCTGGCGCGGGCGATGGAGCGGCGGCAACCGGCGCGTTCGATTGGACGAAAGCCGGCCTCGATACTGATTCCATGGCCTTAGTCAATGATCGACAATGGAAAGGGGTTCCCGATGTGCTCACGTCATATCGCAACCTTGAAAAACTTATCGGCGTTCCGCCAGAGCGCGTCATTAAGCTGCCTAGTGATAAGGATCCCGCCGAGTCATGGGGCGCGGTGTACGATCGCCTCGGGCGTCCGAAGGCCGCGACGGACTACAAGATCCCTCTTCCTGAAGGGGATACCGGCGAGTTTGCGAAGGCGATCGCACCGATTTTCCATGAAGCCGGCTTGTCACAGGCGCAAGTTCAGAAGATCGCCGAACGGCACAATGCGTTGATTGCCGACCAGACGAAGAAAATGACGGAAGCGGCCAAAGCGACACAGGAACGAGAACTTGTCGAATTGAAAGCCGAATGGGGCGCCGACTACGACAAACACAACGATACCGTGGATCGTGCGGCCGCAGCGTTTGGCATGACGAAAGAACATGCCGCGGCGTTAAAACAAGCGATGGGGCCAAAAGCCGCGATGAAGTTTCTCCATGCGATTGGGTCCAAGATCGCGGTTGAAGGCCAGTTTGTGGCCGGCGACAAAGGCGGCGGGGGAGGCTTCGAAACGATGAATCCGCAAATGGCCGAAGCGAAGATCAAAGCCAACATGAAAGACCGTTCGTTTATGGAAGGGT